TCCCCTTGCCTTTAATGGGTCCAGCGTTTGGAGCCGTGGCCTGAGCATCTGGAGCTTGTGTCGTTTGATCGCGGTTGGCATTGAGTTCTTTCTTGGGCAGGTTTTCCAGTTGGCGTACTTCGTCGGCGTCCATCCATCCGTCATCAATGGCGTGGTGGTAGAACTGGGCGCGGGTGAGGCTGTCGCCTCGCAACAGGCCTTCGACGTTGTGCTCTGCGAAGTAGATGCGTCGGCCAGCCTCGGTCAGCAGGCAGCGGGAGATGGCTTGTTCCCACATGGTCAGGTGTCGGCGCAGGGACAGCACCACGAACTGGCGGCTCATCTCCACGCTGTTGCTGTAGTTGCCGTGCCTCAGGTCGCCCACGATGGTTGGTGGTACGCGGAACAGGCGGCAGACTTCTTCCACGCTGAACTGACGTGATGCAATCCACTCGGCATCCTCAAGGGTCATGGATACTGTCTGATACTCAACTCCCTCCTCAAGGATCGCCGTCTTACCCGCATTTGCGCCTCCAGCATACTGAGACTGCCAGCTATCCCGGATCTGATCGCGCTGGTTGGAATTGAGTTTCGCAGGGAACTTGAGCATGCCGGACAGGCGGGTGCCGTTGCGGAAGGTGCTGTTGCCGTGGTCCCGTTCAGCGAGCGCCAGCTCTACAACCTCGCGAGCGGCAGCAATAGGAGAGACGCCAGTGGCCCCATTCTCTGTGCGGTGACGAAGATGAAATACTTCATCCTGTAGCAGGCGGCGCACTCGCCCTTTCGTATCCACGTACTCATAACCCAGCCTTCCATTTTCAAGTACCAGCACATTCACGCGGTCGGGGTGGAGCGGCAGCAGCTCCCGCACCTGGCCGTCATGCCCCCGGATGATCTCGGCGTAGGCGTTGCCCTTTAAGAGCACGGCGGCTTGCATCTGCTCCCGGAACTCCAGCGCGGTCTGGTTGCTGTTAGGGGAATCGTGGAGCACCTTGTACAGCGGGTGGTCCTTGGCGCGCTCTCGGCCGTCATCGCTGCTGCGGCGGTACAGCACCAGGGGCAGTGTGGCGATCGTCTCGGAGATGGCCGACACGCAGGCGTAGACGGTGCTCACACTCTCGGCCCTTGCCGGGCTGGTGCCGCCGCTGCGCAGCGCGGTGTAGTTCGCCCAGTACGGGTCCGAGGCATCGCGGCGCTCGTAGCCCAGGCGGTTCAGCATTCGGGTAATTAGGCTCATCGCAGCGTCTCCAGCCAGAGGGATTGAAGGGTTCGGGTGTCGCCACGCGCCGACATGCTGCGTTTGGCTACCGTGGTGTCCATGTAGGCAGGGTCATCGGTCAAGGTGATCTCGATCAGTTCCACATCGATCAGCTCGCGCACCAGCTTGCCGCCTCGTTGCTCCCAGCGGTCGCCGCCATCGCGCACGCGGAACCCAAAGGAGCAGCCAGTCACGTCGCCACGCCCCACCAGGACCGATAAATCATTCCCCAGCGTCGTACCGGGCAGGTCCAGGTCGAACCCAAGGCCTCGGGTATCGTCCTTGAGGCGCAGCGTGCCGGCCTTGGTGGTGCCGAGCAGCGCTTTGCCGTCGTGCTGCCACAAGGCGCGGACGTTGATGCCCGAACCGAGGGACGCACCGAAGGCGCCAGGTCGGATGATTTCGACAAAGCCGCCTAGGTCTTGGCTCTCGGAGTTGTAGACAGCGGCGTAGCCGGCGAGCCGGCCTTGCGCTGCTACTGACAGGCCGTTGCCGACCCTCAGTTCGAGGTTCATGTTCGCCCCTTAGATCGCTACGTCGCTGGCGACAACGAAGGCTTCCGGGTGCCGTACCGCGATATCGACGGTGGACATTGCGCGGACCTTCACGGCGCCGCGAGCGTAGGCGGCCGAATCGTAGGGGTTGACCAGGATATCGATCTCGGACCAGATGCCCAGCATGACTTGGGACCAGTCGCCGAGGATTGCCACGCCCTTCGTCGCGTCCGTGTTCGGTACTTGGTTCGTGCTGTAGGCCGGCAGGTCTGCCAACTGGCCGCCGCTCATCAGGTAGATGCCGGTGCCTTCGGATTTCTCGGTGCCGGCGAACTTGGTAGAAACCTTCTTGCTCATCAGCCAGTTGGCGGCGGTGGCGTTGACCAGCTCGAGCTTTTCTTTCATCGACAGGACACTGAGCCAATCCAGGTTCGCCAAACTGGCGGTCTGAATTCCGGCCGTCGAAAGGACACCTTTTGGCTCGTTGATGCCGCCGCCCTTGATGAGCGCGATGTCGATGGCCTTGGCGAGCATGAAGCGCAGATCGTCAGTGACCAGGCGCTCGGCATCGGGCGACGATTGCATGATGAGCTGGCGGGACAGTTCGGTGATGCCGCCGGCGTGCTTTGGCGACAGGGTGACGCTATCGAAGGTCATGCCGCTTTCCGACAGGTCGCCATTCTCGGCAACCCAGCCGACCGACACGCCAGAGCCGTGCTTCGGGATGGTGACGTTGCCACTCAGGCCCGACAGTACGCGCACGCCCAGGCGGCGAGCCAGCAGTTCGTTGCGGAAGGGCTCGATGTACTGGTCGGCGCGGTGGATCGTCGGGACCAGTTCGGGGGCGGTGGCGGTGCTGTTGCGGTGCTCGATGGCTGCCATCGGGATAAACACGCCTTGCGCCTTGCGGCCGGTGCGGCGCTCGGTTTCCTGGTGATACTCAGCCTCGGCGCCGTCCAGCGAGCGGCCTTCGGCTTTTGCTTGTAGCACCTTCATCACGGAGACTTGTTTCGACAGGTCGCCAAAGCCGCCTTGTGCCGGTGCGCCGATCATGCGGCGCTCGGTTTCGGCTAGGAACGAGGCGCGGGCCTCTTGGCCTTCCAGTTCGGTAACTTTGGTCTTGAGGTTGTCGAACTTGGCGGCTTCGTCGCCGGAGAGGCTGCGCTTCTCTGTCTGGGCCTTCTCGACCAGGCCGCGCATTTCGTGAACGGCTTGCGCCTTCTGTTCTTTGAGTTGGTGAATCATCTAAATTCCTTTGCAAAGGGGTGGTGGTAACCCCTTGTATCAAAGAAACATAGTCAGATAACTTGTTGCTGGAAGTTAATGCTTCGGTGTACTTCGGGGAACAATACGCGCTGTTGCGGGAAAGTAACGACTCCACGAAGGCGCTCAAATTCTCCGAAGGTGCCCACGTAATTTGTATGAGCACCTTCGGGAAATTGAGCACCTTCGGGAGTTATTACAGCGCCCAGACCCAGCCGCCACGCATCCCGTCTTTACGGGCGGTGATCTTGAGCGACTTCTGAGCGCGCCGGATCGTCGCCCAGGAATACCCGGCGCCGTCCGCATCGGCCTTGACCTGCTTTGTTGGCAGCGCACCGTCAGCGAGCAGGTCACGAAGGAATATCTCGGCGTCGGCCTTCTCGCTGGCGTCCCCATCCTCGTCGTGCTCCACGTCGCCCAGAATCTCCCTGGCGCTTCCCTCAATCACGCCGTCCCAGCGCGCACGCGCTGGTAGGCCACGCCGCCATCGTCGGGTGCGATGTTGGACTTGGCACGGGCCAGCACGCGGCGGTCGCCGTCTTCTTCCTTGGCGGCCACCAGCACCATGCGCGCCAGGGCGCCGAAGGCTTGAGAGCCGATCACGCGGTCCTGTGGCGACTTGCCGGCGCCACCCTTGGCGAAGTGGGTGATGCCCACCACGGCGCACTTGTGGATTTCTGCGAAGTCAACCACGGCCTGGAGGCTTCGACGCACATCGTTCGCTCGGTGCATGTCGCCAGCTACAGCGCTCACGATCGGGTCGATGATGAGCAGCGAAACGCCACCAATGCGTATCACGGCCTTGTGGAGCTCGTGAATGTCCTGCGACGGGTCGAAAGGCACGCTCTCGCCGTTCTGGGTAATCCCCTCGATGAAGTGGCAGCGCTCCATATCGGCGCCGGCCGCAATCAGTCGCGGGACCAGCGTATCGTCGGGGTTATCCTCGCTGGACCAGATCAGGACGTTGCCACGCGCTCGGCACGCCTTACCGTCAGGCCAGCGTCCACCGCCAGTCAGGGCCGCAGCGAGCCCCAAGGCCAGCGTCGTCTTACCGGTTCCCGCGGCGCCGGCCAGGATCGTCAGCTTGCCGGCTGGGAGCCAGCCATCCCACAGCCAGGTGATCGCCTGCGGCTTGATGCCAGCGCCGCATCGGAGTTTTACGACTCGCTCGTGATTCGGCATGGCGTCGAGCGCAGCGGCCCCGCGTTCGATACTGCTCCAGTCGTTACGCATTGGCCACCTCGGCGCCTTGCTGGAATCGCTGGGCGGCGGTCAGCAGTCGTTCTTTTGCTTCAATAGACAATGGTTCGCCTTTCGCTAGGTGAGTGGCGTATTGGTACAGGACAAGCGCCTCCAGAGACAGGCAACGCAGCACATCGGCCGCGTTGAAGGGCCGGCGCTCGCGTTTCAGAACGTCGCCGCCGATCCTCTCGGGGAACAGGTCTGCAAAGGTCAGGCCCACGGCATCGAGCACGCTATTCGCCTCGCAGCCGGCGAAGCAATGGAGCAGCACGCGGCCATCGTCCAGCTCGCGGATAGACAGGCTGGGCCCTTTGTCGTCG